CTCCGCCTGTGAGGCCACCACCACCACCACCGGACCCGCCGGACCCACCACCACCACCTCCTAGCTGCGATGTTAATTCATCGAACTGTCCCTGTAGCTGGTCTTTGAGAGTGGCATTAGATGTACGTCCTCTCCCTAAGCCAAAGAAGGTGTTTACGGTGTTGCCCACGTTCTCTTCAAACAAAAGATTAATGTCTTTATAAGTCTCTCTTATCTGTTGAGCTAAGCTTAGCTGTTCCTTGAAAGGTACTAATGCCGCCTGGGCAGCCTCCTCGGCTATCTTAATCCTTTCAGCACCGGTAGCTCTAAGCTCGGCTATCTCTATAGCAGCACGGTCTTTGATCTCCTGCACTTCCAGTGTGTGATTCTCTCTAGCCTCCATACGCCTAACATCAGCGGCCTCATGTATTTTAGCTATCTCTAAGTCAGCTTCAGCTTCTATTTCAGCTATAGCAGCAGCAGATTCTTGCCGTAGCAGCCTATTAGCTTCTGTATTAGCCGCTCTTAACCCAGCAATCTCTATCTTAGCCTCTTCTTCCAAAGCAGCTATCTTGATGTTTATGCCGGATCTGGCCTGTTGCTGTTCCTCTTGAGCTATCAGATCATTGTTGCTGCGAATATCATCCAGGAAACTAAGGGCTTCTTGAGATGCATCTCTGGTATTAAGTACGGTCCTCCCGAACTGATCCTTAACTCTCTCATCTACTTCATCAACTAGCGATAGAGTGTCTTCGTTCAGTTGCCTGGCTGCTGCTACATCGCCTTCAGCTATAAGCTGCTTTACCTTCAGATTATTCTCAGTTATTAGCTTAAGGGTGTCTCTTCTATTGACCGACTCCAACCTACCTTGACCAGATATTTGCCGCTCTAGTTGATCCACCTCCCGAGCAAAATCCTTAGTCGTATTGACTATATCCTTTATTGTCTCCGATAACCCCTGGCGTATCTCTACAGCTTCATCATTGAAGTCCTTCAGGACACCTAAGATATCGTCGCCTAAGTCCTTGTTGTTATCAGCAATATCTTCAGCTAAATCTTTTTGAGCACCTAAGATATCGGCTGCCAGGTCTGCATTTACACCGCTTATATCTTCGGAAACATCTTCGGAGATATCTGCCAAGTCATCAGACAGATCTTTAGCCAAGTCGCTCAAACTCCCTCTGACCTCGCTTGATAGGCCTTCAGCTTCTTTGGCAAACTCTAGCTTTACCTTATCTACCTCTGCGGCACCTAATCTCTGCGCGTCTCTTAAAGCAGCTCCAGCGACACCGACAGCCTCATTGAAAGCATCGTTTATAGGCTGCGTTCTATCCTGAAATTGGAATATATTTTCAGCTGCTCTGCCTCCTTTAGCAAATGCTAACTTAGCTCCTGTTAGGCCTCCGAAGTTAGCATCACTCACAGCCTTGCCTATTGCATTGGAGAGAGTGTCTCCTGCGCCGGATAGAGTGTCGTCCAACTTACTTCTGAGACTATCTATATCCCGATCAGCACGCTTAATGTCTAAGTCAAGTTTGGCCTCTATGTCCAAATCCTTACCGGATACCGCTATACCAATTATCTCGGCAGCGTCTGGGGTTTTTACGAAACCTCCTGTCTGAAGCTTCTGCACGTCATTGACAGGGCCACCTGTGCTTCTCAGTATAGCCTGCTTACCGTTGTTGTTCAGCTCGTTAAGGTTACTTTCTCCTAAATCGCGAGATGCATCCTTATTGATAATAAACTCGCCAGGCTCAAGGAGAGCCTTCACACGGTCACCTCCGCCGAAACCCGGTAGTGCGCCTTGTCTAGGTATGAATCCACCTTCCTCTCGCTTCACAGGCTCTATGAATCCACCTGTTTGCTTTTGCTGAACAGTAGACATAACCGTCGTTATATTTACTGTACGGTCTTTGGTGAGGTTGTCCAGCTGTGTAGCTACGGCACTAGTGGATTGGCTATCAAGTGCAGCAGACACAGTTAGGTTAGCATTCTTCCTGGCCTCTGTGAGAACTGAAGACAGTTGTTTCTGAAGCTGTTCGATGTTTGTCTTCTGTAAGTTACCTGCCTCCGTAAGTGCCTGTTTCTCTAGCTCAATAGTGTCTAGCTTTTTTCTCTCCGCTTCTTGTACTATGCTATCTAAGCCGGTCAAGATGTCTGAAAACTCTCTTTCCAATACAAATTCAGCTCCCTGTGAACTTAGGCCGGAGTCTTCCGCTGCTTTTTCTATGTTCTCTCTTACCTGTACAGCGACCTGCCCTATAGATGTAGCCAACTGCTTGGCATCTTTGAGTGCACGTTCATTGCCTCCCTCATCGAAGGTCTTCCTTATGTCATCCAGTTTCTCTCTGAACTTCCTTTCAGTACTGATCAAGTCACCGGCTTGCTTCTTATCGGCTGCTGGGGTGGCGCCTTCAATCTTCTCCCTTGCATTCTGTATGGCGCCCCTTGCTTCAGAGGTTTTCGCCTCTACCTTTAGGATCTCTTTGGCTAACTCTTTCTCTCTCTTCAAGATAGTGTCAAGAACCGTTTGACGCTGATCAATAGTGTTCTCCAAGAGGCCCTTTCTGGTCTCCAGGTTATCCTTCATTACCTTCAGACGTGCAGCTTCAGACTTCTCAGCTTGCTTATCTAACCGCTTCTCCAGCTCTTCCTGAAGCTTAACTCTGTCATCGAACGACTGCTCTATTATTTCGTTAGCTTCATCCGCTCTTTCTGCTACAGATAACAAGGATTGCCCGGTAGCTTTACCTAGTATCTTGTTTAGCTCATCTATATCAGATTGGACTTTGTCTACGGCGTCTTTATCTAAAGAGATATCTAAAAGCAGCCCTTCGAAGGTAGTCTCCGGCAGCCCATTCTCAAGGACATTCGCTATACCGGCATCAGCTAGCTCTTTGCTTGCCTGTCTCAAGTTGTCTACCGCTGCTGTAGCTTTAATTAAGTTACTTGGTAGCCTACCTGCGGCCTGCGATGCCACCTCCAGTGCCGCAGCTTGTTTCCTGGCCTCGTCATTAAGGCGCTTCATCTTCTCTTCAGTGTTCTCGATTACGGTGCCGGCAGTCTTCCACCCAAAAGTAAACGAATCTTGAGCTTCTTTCCACCCACCCGAGAATAGTCCAGCCAACCCTTGAACGGTGCCTTCATACAGGCGAGTTACTTTCAGAGTCTCTCCTTGGTCATTAGTCAACCTATTGATGCCCTCTCTGAAATTATCTACTGCCTCTTGTGGATTACCTTCAAATATATCTTTTAAACTGGATCCACCTTGCTGGATTATACTGAATAGGTTCTCAAACCCAACCAGCGTATCTACAGCAGCTAACGGCAAGTAGGCTCTGCTGAGGGCTGCGCCCGCAAAAGACGCTATCTTAGATGCTTTACCGATATTGCCTACAGTAGTGGATAGTTTGGATGCTCTAGCATTAGCTAACAGCGCTTCAGCCGACCTTACTCTAGCCAACTCTTTCTCTGTACTGATTATCCTTTTAGTCCCAAGTACGCCTACTTCTCTGTTCTTGGCAAGCGTCAACTCTGCCTGTGCAGCTGCTAACGTAGCTTTAGCCTCCGCCACTCTAGCTGTAGCAGCACGCTGTTCCTGTATCTGTTGAGCCTTGAGTACCGTAATCTGCTTAGCTCTGGCAGCCGTAAACCGTTCAACGAAAGCTATGGCCTTAGGTACTTGAGAAAGCGCTAAGAACGTCGCTAAGGTGCCCCCTAAGTCGATTACAGTCTGTAGGTTCTGTGCTAGGAATTGTAGCGATGCACCTAGAGCATTATTAGCTGTAGTCAAAGTGGTAGACTCATCAGCGGCTAATAAAAATGCGTTCTTAAGCTGCTCTGTTGCCTGACCGATAGTAACTGGCATTGCCTCTACCAACGCAGTTAATCGGCCGTTAGCTTGCTCCAAGGCCTCTGCCAGTACTTCGGGACCGAGCTTACCCTCTGCTCCAAGCTTCTTTAATTCTGTCCGAGTGACCCCTAAGTGGTCTGTAAGCACTTGAGCAAGTACAGGTAAGTTCTCCATAACAGACCTTAGTTCTTCTCCGGCCAGTGAGACCGAGCCAAAGCCTTGAGCGAACTGGACAAGACCTGCTTTAGCGGTTTCTGATGATACGTTAGATAGTGTAACCGCTTTGGTTAAGGCATCTACTACGCTGGTAGCCTGTGCTGCCGCTTCTTTTGTTCCGCCTAGAGCTCTTGCCATTCTGACGTAGGAGGATACAGTTTCTTCCGCAGATACTCTGTTCTTAGTTGCTATCGCAGTTAGTTCTTCTAGCTTATCATCCGCCTCCTCACTGGTCAAACCTAACGCTTTAAGCTGTCCCTCAAGTCGCTTGACAGTATCAGTCAAGTCAGCTAAGTTTTTTACTTGGTCAACTACTTCACGACCTATAGTAAAAGCTGCTAGCCCCTTACCGAATGCACCCGCAGAAGCCGATAGCGATTCGAATTGTTTTATAGTCTGGTCAGTGGACTTGTTTATGCTGTTGAGTGACTGGCTCGCCGCTCTACTGGATTTAAGTACATCCCTCTCGAACTTCTTTACGTTCTTGGATGCATCTCCGAACCCTTTAGCGGTGTTATTTTGTGCAGTAAGTGTTATCTCACTGCGGATAGTTTTTGGCATTTCTATTTCCTCTTAAGTTTTTCCTCTGTCTTCTTGTCCTGTTCAACTATTATCGAGATGGTCTCTTTAAAGTACCCGAAGCCATAGTCAGCCGCATTAGCGTGGTTCCTATCTATCAGGTTTACTACACTTTTCACCATAGCTTTCCTGTTAGCCTCTACCGTATTACCTTTTAGCTTTCCTTTGGCTTTCCGTCTTCCACGTTTGCTTGAGGCTCCTTTGATTGGCTCTTGTCTAGGCTTATCGCCATTAGGGACAAAAAACTTTGGTTTACCTCCCTCCAAGCTGACCATACTTCCAATAGGCCATCATATCCTAAGTCGAGTAGCGAAGTCTCCTCCGGCATAACAACCATGTCAGCACACAGGTCAGTAAGTACGCTTACTTCCATGCTCATGAAGGTGGAGATATTCATGTCCAGTAATTCCTCACCCATCATCTTAGATATATTGTTCCAGATTGCAGGGGTGATTTCTTTAACAGTAATAACTGCACCGTTGGATGCGGTGATAGTTTTCTCTAGTCTCATTGTTTATTTCCTCGTGGTTTGGTTAGTTAGGACTCATAATGGTACGCTATGTTCCACACATTGTCAACATATATTTTAGGCAAAAAAAAGCCCCTACCGAAGTAGAGGCTAAGTTTACTTAAAAATCGTTATTAGACAGCGCAACCATCAGTACCTTTTTCAAGGCATACTGTGTAAGCGTCAGTTTGATCAGGACATACAATCACTGTACCGGTCATAGCGCCAACCTGGAAGTCGTCGCCTTGGAAGTCAATACCACTAGCAGGTATCAAGGATACTTTAGGGATAGTGACGGAAACTCGCTTGTTGTCAGCACGGTTAGTACCAATCAACTTGATCTCGGCTTCAACTTTATCAGTCTTAGAGCCAAGAACACACTGCCAATCAGCAGACAAGTCAGCAGACGTGTAGTCTACGAAGATCTGTGAGCTAAGGGGTATGATGCCAGTGTTAAGAACATTGACCATACCGGCTTGAGCTTCGATCGTGTAGTCCGTGTCAAGCGTGTAGGCTGTGCCAGCAGCAGCAGCAGTAACAGTGATGACAACAGTGTCAGCAGCTACGAAAGTACCGCCCCACTCAGCGGAGAGGACAGTCATTCCAAGCAAAGTGCTGGTGAAGTCAGTAGCTACGTCGCCAGAACCCAAAGCACCAGAAACAGATCCAACTACGTCGAAAGCAGTAGGTGAGGTGAAAGTGAAAGTGATAGTTTCAGCTACAGCCAGTTTGTTGTCATAAACAACAGCAGCATTAGCGAAAGTACCAGCAACAGAAGTTACAACCTCTGCACCAGAAGCATCAACTACAGCGCTTACAGTTACGCCAGAGATCAGCTCTTCACTCAAAGAGTAAAGGCACCCCAGTTTAGTGATGTCGATGACTTGCGAGCTTGTGCCACCAGTCTGTGTGTGTGCAGCTGTGTTGCCCAAGAATAACAGAGCCATATTGTCTTCGTCTAATTCGTCGAAAGACAGGTTAAAAGAAGAGGGGGCTTTGGTGCCAACAATGTCCAAAGCAGAACCGAAGCTGTCACAACGCTTAGATGTGCGTTGTACTTCAGTTACATTCTCTAAAATCTCAAATTGTGTAGCGTTACCGATGTCTAAAAAGCAATCATCGCCTTTCTTTCTCATGTAGACGCAACCAGAACCAGAAAAACCAGCCATATTTATTTCCTCATATTAACGTTAATTGTTGGAGTGACGGCAGCACCATACGATGTACTCTACCGCTAACTCCATGGAGATGCCTTGTACACGGCACCCGTTCTTACGCTCAGTTATTGAGTATTTCATCAATTCAAATTTAGACACATTACCATCAAGATACTCCGTAGCGGAGCCACACTTACACTCAGGCTCGAGCAATGCCTGGTGCATATCTAGTAACGAGTCTTCTATGTCCATAGACGTATCATCAGGACAGACTTTTAAGATACCTTCTACAAGTATTTGCCTACTAAACTTCAGGTTAGTGCGCGTCTTGCTTATCAACGTACCTTCACCACTGAACACCGTGATGGCAGGTAGTTTGTCGATATCTTCCGAATCAGCGTTTACTCTAACGTACTTTCCTAAGTCTGTCAAGTAACCATTTGCTACACTGATGCCTTGCAACCTAGTCACAATGACCAGCAGTGCGTCTTTAATCGAAGATGCCATCAGCACACCCCTGTGTATCACATTGATCATCAAGCTCGGTTACTATAGTCCTCCACGTGTACCCGCAACAGCCGGTAACTGCATCAACTAAGAACTTTTGCCCTTTGAAGTAAAACTTGTCTCCCCGTGAAGGGCGACCTATTTCCGTATCTCTTACATAAACCGCATCAACACAGTCGTCTACCTCTGCTACAAATCCTTCTGGAGCCACACACTCGCTAGGACAATGGACTATTGTACACTTAGTATACCCATTGCAGTCTGTGAGTTCTTCTCTCTGGAAGAAAGCAGGGCACCCGAAAGGATGCTTAAATAAAGAGTCAACCACTAAAGAAGCTGTTTTCTCAAAAGGTGAGCATACAAATGCACTGCCTGTTTTAGTCTGTACTTCTGTACAAAATTCTTCAGCCATATCGTCTCCCTTTAGTTATGGCCGTCCTTGGCCAAGCTCCCTTATACGTCTAACAGCTTAGTGATAGCTTCAGGACGTGCGATCATTGGAAGAGCGTTAGTCTGTGACTCAATGGTTACAAACCGATCTTCAGGATCAGTGAACAGACGTGCATACCGTGGACGACCGACTTCATTTACAGAAGACCAGTAATCAGCAGTAGCATAATAAGTCTGGAACATACCAGGAATACCAACAGGTACCATGTATGCTTCATCAGCAGCTATAGCAGCAGTACCGCCAATATAGGTGCTATCGTTGACAATGCGGTAGCAGCCGAAACGCATGCTACCAAAGGCGCAAAGCTCGTCAGTGAAGAACATACCGTTACTTCCATCTTGGAGTTCTCCAGCTTTGTTGAACCAGTCATTACCGGCGATGATCAACCAGTTGCGTGGGTTGACGCCGATAAGGTCAGAAGCACGGGCCTGTACAACTTGATTTAATGCTGTACGGAAAGAAGCTGCATCTAGTGTAGTGAAGTTGAAGCCTACGTCAGCTGGCATTGTTACACCAAGCTCTGTAGCCAAGTCAACCAAAGTGTTTCCATCAGCGTCTTTAACTACACCAGTCAGTGCAGACAGGCGAAGGCTAGTCAAAGTGGCGTCCAGGTTCCAAGACATTTGCTCGAGCTTTTGGCTAACGATTGATTGTGCATTCTTCAAAGACTGGCCGAAGTCACCACTTTGCCCTTGAACTTCGCAAGGAGTGATGATCTTTCTCATAGCGAAATGAGGGATCTGAAGACTTCTTAAGTTACGGACCCGATCCTGCATACCCTGACGTGGGCCACAACGGAGCGAGCTATGAATTACTTCTACGTTAGCGACAACTTCTTCTACTGCAACAGTAGTAGAGAGGACGCCTCGGTCTTGCCAATCGATCAACGAGTCAACAGCACCGGCTTGATAATCAAAGCGGCTGATTTCGTCTGTCAATTGGATAAAAGAAAATGGATCTTGATTAAATACGTCTAACATTATTTCACCTATTAAATTTAAGTTGTGCCATGCTGTAAGGAATGACTGTTTTGCCTCAATATGATATTCTGCTGCCTAAGCCTATCTTCTATCTCTTCCATCTGTGGCACTGTAGGGACAAATCCCTGGAAGTCCAAGTGCTCCGTGGAGAACTCAGCATTGCGCGCTAAGATGGTTATCCTTGCCTCTTCTTCTGTTATGGTGGAGCCAACTGGAAGTGGGTTCATAAGTATCCCTAAATCCAAATCCCCACCAAAAAGGAGGGGTATAAAGGTAAGCCAGACTGCATCGTTACCCTTAGCTAAAAGAGTACCCGGTATACCTTCTGGGATAGGTAATCCTTGAGATAGATCATAGGAGTCGAAGCCATCCGCCAAACTCAACAGCCCCGGGTTACATGTGGGCCTTTCGGTTAACAGCGGCATAAATCACCTATGTAGTGCCGTGCTGCAAGCCATGATCATTCTTACGCAGAACAATGCCAGCTAAACGAAGACGATCTTCTATTTCCTCTACCTCGGCGGTAATCGGAACGAAGGGTGCTTGATATAATAGCGACTCAAAACATACTTCAGCGTCACGTACCAAGATATTAGCGTGTTTCTCTTCTGTACCTACAGTAGGTGCACCAGCAACATGCTTATTCATTAATATTCCTACTTCCAAAGTTGTCCCGATGTGGGCAATTAAGAAGGGGATCCAAGAGAGTTCGTCATCAACCACCGATTTAACCATCAGAGTGCCTGGCTCAATATCGGCCAGCTCTTCTAGTTGGTCAGTGTCCAAAGACCTGTAACCAGTCGCCAAGCTAATCAAGCCTGGGAATGCGTATTTTTTTTCAGTAAGTAAGGCCATTCTATTTCCTCTTCAAATTATGTTCTGTTGCCGATTTTCTTGCCGCAAAGATATCATTAACTGACATCCTCTTAGCCTCTGTTTGCTCAGGAGCAGAATCCGCTCTTGAGCTGTCCACGTTAGTAGCTTGAGCTGTAGCAACCATCTTGTCGAAAAGAGCGGCTTTGGCTTCAGCTAACGGTGTACGGTTAGTTATGAAAGCTTCAGCGTCTTCTTCGGCGCCAGCTACTTTGCACAAGGCAGTAAGGTTACCCTTATAATTGAGCTCTTCCTCTATACCCTCAACTTGGATTTTCCTTTCTACTATCGACGGCATTGCATCGAGTCTACCTAGTTCGTTAAGTTTAGACATTACGTCCACCATATAAGTGTCAGCTTCAATGGTCTGCTCGGGAATAGCTTCCTCCGCAGTAACCTCTAGTTGACCCTCTTCTGTATCTAAAGTCTTTTCAGTCATTTCCTTAGTTCCTATATTCGATTCCGGTTCAGACATTACCTCTTCAGGTTTAGTTCCCCGCATATTATCGAGTAATTTATCAAATGTGATCACAGACTTAGCCAGCCCTTTTTGTACTGCTGTTTTAGCCATGAACGTCCCAGCCTCCGTTGCTATAATATCTTCCTTTGATACTCCGGTTCCTTGATTTACTATATTAACAAACATATCAAAAGGCTCCTGTAACTCCTCCAACATAGCCTCCTGTTCACTCTCCGTCAAGTCCTTAAATGGACTCCCTAAGTTCTTTTTATTACCGATCGCAAGTTCCGTTATCTTTACTCCCATACTACCTAGCATTCCCTCAAGACTCTCATGAGTAGCTCTAACGCCTATGCTACCAACAGAAGCGGTAGGGTTTGCATGGACACCACCTACAGCAGATGTAAGCATAAATGCTGCTGAAAAAGCACCTATACTTGTATGTGCCTCTATATTAACTTCCTTTGCCAACTCTGCCAGCTGCTCTGCTGCCTCGACGCTACCTATTACAGTGCCGCCTGGGCTGTTTATCTCCATAAGCAAAGAGTCTACACCCTCTATCTCTGCTAGTGCCTTAGCGCCATTGACTATTGAACCATAAGTCACTAAGTCAAAGCTATCAGGCAGTATAGCGTCTCCAGGGATTAAAGTCCCACTGGCCTCCACTATCCCAACGTTATCTACTACACTTAGCTGTACACTGCCCTCTGCCTCCTCGAACCCGTCAGCTGCCTCGTCGAGTGCCTCTGCCTCGGCTTTGAGGTTGCTTATCACCTCCTCAGCCATGTGATCACTTACAAAAAGTGTATTATACTTCATTGTGTTACTCCTGTTTCTGCCATTACATCACCGTTGCGCTCTCTTTCACTCTCTAACTGATCAATTATTTCCTGTGGATTCTTACGCAACTTTTTAAGCTCTTCTTCCTGCGTAGTTAACCCCATTTCCATATCCAACTTAATACCTGTCCTATCTTGTACCGGATGGTGATAAGGAGTAGTCTCTGGGACAAACTCTGCCCTGACAAAATCCGATCTGTTATTGAAGTAGTCCGGTGCATCTATTCGCCCAGACAATACAGCAACATCGTTAAACTTTTCCCAAACCCGCTTAATTATCTGTGGTACGGTGACCAGCTTTTGCCTAGAGTTAATGAATCTTCTGTAGTCGTCTAATATTGATCGAACTAACCTATCATTAATTTGGGAGAAGTCCATACTAACCAGCTCGTAAGGCACGTACAATGCCGCTGACATCAGTTGCAAATTGTACCGCATATACTGATCATAGCCATCAGCCTGATTATCTGGGTCCGTTAACTTAATATCTTCTCCTGGGTTAAGTGTACCTAACATACCAGGATTAAGCTTGATGTTCCCCGGAGTAAACCCCGGCTGAAGCTCTTCTCCTGTCCAAGGGTCAAACAGCATGTCTTCTTCCGTAAACTGCTCACGAGTAATGAACCCGGTAATCATGCTTTTGATGTGCTTACGTGTCAACTCGCTGTGAGTATAGTCATCCATACGCTTAGCTACTTCCAGTCCCTCAACCACCCAGGGTATTTCTCTTATCTGTCCGGGCCGCACTGGCTCATAGTGGTGTATGATATCCTCCATAGGCACTCTTACCGTAACACCTTGATCTAGCTCATTTCCACCGCCTATTGTATCATTGGGGTGGTCTTTATAGGGGTGTACTGCTACCTTTCTTCCTGACCGATTGAACTCAATACCTTGTTTAATCCTGCCTCTTGATATGTCTTCCGTCTTGTCTATCGGCACCTGGTCAACTTCTATCTGCTGTAGTATTAACGGTACTGAAGCTAATCTGTTGTCCGAGACGGGTATCATCCGTATGAAAGTACCTCCCACCAAGTATCTGTTGATTACTGCCTGGTTGACTATACCGTCAAATGTTAAGGATCCGTGCGCATCACACTCGAATACCCACTGATTCCAAAGCTGCTGTATTTGACGCCTGTACCTCTTATTTTTAGCTATGGAATGAGAGTGTATGCCATCACCTACTTCAGAGGTAGCTAAGGTGTGTATGGCCTTCTTAACAAACCCGTTATTCCTATATGCATCTCTGGCCCTGTTAGCTATCAAGTCTCTGTCTTGCTCCAGGACAGCGGCGGGCCCCAATCCAGTGGGGTTCCAATCGGAAAACGTTCCTCTCCTGGATGCTGCTCTATAAGCAGGGTTTTTCCCCTGCCCTATTACTGTTGCCATTTTATTCTCCTGTTAACAATTACAGGCCGTCTCTACGCACCCACAAACACCGCAATTGGGTTCTTTCTGTACACATACTTGCCTCATGACCCCCGGCCTGGATATCTTCTCTCCGGCGCACTTGCAGAGCATAAGATAAACATAGTTTCTAGCTTTATACAGATCCGTTAACTTTCGGTAGACCTGTTTCTTGCCGCAAAATTCAACTGTACTCGCTCCAGACGCTATGGCTCTATCCAAGTTATCCAAGTCTTCTTGAGTAAACGGGCACTTAAACTCTACGGCCATAAGTTATTCTCCTCATCTATAGCCTCTTGCAGCTTAGCGTCTGCCGCTGCCTGTGCTGCATCTGCCGCTGCCTGTGCATCATCAGCCTCCTGTTGCGTGTATACTGCCGGTACACCTGCCTGTACGCCATCAGCGGTTGCCTGCGCAGCATCGGCATCTATCTGCAACGCCGCCGCCTCTTGCCTAAGAAACTCCGGTGTTCCGTCAATAGCTACCAACTCATCAGCGAACTGGTAGATGACTGCGGCCATTGTTTCCTTAGCAGTGTCTAGTCCCGCCGTCCTGTTAGTAAATGATACAGTGTAAAATCTACCCTGTACTCTCAAGTAAGATGATACTGTTACCTCTGCCATTATTTTTCCTCTGTAGTTTTAGGTTTTCGTGTGGTTTTAGGCTTAGGTTTGGGTTTAACTGGAGTATCTTGTAAGATCTCTTTAGCTTTAAGTAGCTCTTGTATAGCTTGCTTATATTGAGAAATGTCCTCAACAAAAGATTTGTTAGATATCTCCGTACCGAGGGTAAATACCTCACCGTTCGCCTTGACCTGTAATGTAATCGTTTTCTTATTCATAGCTACCTTTGACTTTAATGTTAAAAAATTGTTCCCTATGCAGAAACTCTACCTCTATTGCCTAATGTCCTGGAGGCCTTTTGCAAGGGTTTATCAGGCTTCCTTGACTGGCCTTTCGGTCTTGCCCATAGGGGTGGCCTGCTCCAGTCAGAGACCTTACCATAGCCGAGGTACTCCTTAGCCGCTTCAGCGTAACATAGTAAGTCCCATGCCTCGTTGTTGGATGACTTCTTTATCTTATCCCATATACCATCGATTATATGCTCTGAAACTAGCTCATCAAAAAACCATGAACCAATCCAATTAGGTAGGTGAATATACGCTGGTCCAGGTTCCTCTCTCTGTAAGTCAGCGTAAACACCATCTTTAATCTTGTTTGGACTAAGCATTAGTACAGGAACATCTCCTGCTGAAATGGTCTTCCTATCCCCGACCTTGGAACTGTCTGGCCTAGTGAGTTTTATATTATTCTGCATGTCCCTTGAAGCACCTTTAACTGGTACGAACCTTTTCTGTTCTTGCTTACCTTTCAGTGACCTGTAGAATCTGTAGCAGTTCTCCGTTACTCCTGGCCGTCCAGCACTGTCACATAGTACCACAGATGGAACAAAGATGCTACCTGTTTTTTCCTGTGTGAACTCTTTGTTAATCACACCCTTTATTAGTTGTTTCCAGTCTTCTGGATAAGTTGCGGGATCAACTTTATCGGTAGTCCCATCCTCGTTCATCCGATTAGAGTACTTAATGTTGTACCGGTCTATTACCCACCTTTCAGAGTGTTCCCCGTAAGCCACTACCTGTACAGGCCATCTTCTCTTCTGTGTATCCACTGTAGCAACAATGAACTTAGCTTGCTCCGGTATTACACCTCTTTCGCCTGTCTCTTTTTTAGCTCTGCTCTCATATGCACCTGGGTCAATAGATGACGTGTTAGCTTTCCAATAGTACGGTACTCCCATATCTACATTAGTTACTGATGATAGCTTAGTCTCCGATCCGGTCCTCATATAGTGGGCCATTGCACTCAGGTAATTCATTGATAAGTTCTGTATACTTTGGAACCCAGCACTTAAACCTGTCATCCAGAAGCTAGCTACATCTACGCCAGGCTCTTCTCCTTCAACGTTACCATCACTATCTATAGTCTGCCCCCTGGCTACCCATTTGGACCCTGATCGCATACTCGCTTGGTGTATAGGATCAATCATACATCCATTAGCAGAGCATACGATCCTAGTACGGTCCGCCCTCTCTTTAAATGTACCGTCTTTAGGCACCCATATGCTATCATAGGATGGCTCCGGTAAAAAGAAGGCCCCACATTCAGGGCAAGGTAAGTATAATCTATTCTGTGTTCCTGTATTAAACAGCCCCAAAGTACCTTCTACAGACGGAGCATCATGCGGATGTCTTAATGAGTCATCATCCGGAAAACCCTCACCTTCTTTCAGGTTAAATGAAGGTGAAGACTCTACTATCACTTTGCCTCTGGACTTGTATACTGTTGTCCTCTTAAGAGACAGATCAGCAACACCACCTTCATC